CGCCAGCAGCACTAACGTTATAAACATAGTTGCTTACTTGAAATCCATTTTTTTGTATTTTGTTTTGCCCAGGATTATACCCAATACCTCTTCTGACGTTAGCAGAATTAAATCTAGGAAATGGTCTATACGCTGTAGCTTCAGATGCAGGCTTTGCCCATCCTGATAAGACACCAGCATCACTAGGTACAAACCCTTTGGCTTTGAAGGCTACGCCACGCATGGCAGGATCAATAGCAGTTCTAATACGTTGGCGCATATCTTCATCAATAAACTCTAGGCCTGCAAGGACATCTTTAACGCCTATTACGTTTACTGGCATTTTTGATCTCCTTAGCTCGATCTGATAGCACCTGGACTATTGCCCTCAGCATCTCAGAATCCATATCTATAAAAGCCTGTGGCGCAATTCCTGTCTCTACACTTAGCGCCGCTATGTTATAGATTACAGAATCACGCTGTGTTATTTTTTTTCTTCGTCTAATACCTCGACAGTTTCTAGGCTGTCTATGAACTCTAGTCCGAACACAGGTACAGTTACATTGGCCCTACGCAAACACTCATGCGCTAAGAAGTAGATCTCAGTCTGACGTTCGTGATCGCGTAGGACTTTGCTAATTCCTGCGCCGTACTTTAACTCGAAAGCGTACTCGACACCCGGAGTAATCTTGTGTTCAGATACTTCTCCGTTAGCCCTTGTTATCTTTAGCTTTGCCATTAGTTCTCCTTATGCTACTGCTACAGCTACTGTGCTATTGCAGGTAAATGTAATGCTTTGTGAAGATATATCGCCTACTGCTCCATTTACATTGTTTAAGTTATTAACCAATACAGATGCAGTGTATGAAGGGTTTGTAGCTGATACTGCGGCAGTTGATTGCTTAATTACGCATGTTACAGTAGTGCCATAAGCAGCACGTAATGTAGGGATAACTGTTGAAGCAGCGTTATCATTTAGGAAGTCTAAAGTGATAGTGCTTGCCTCTAAGCCTTTAGCAAACTTATGTGCAGTATCGCCCATAGCGGTTACTTCTAGCTCATCAAATGACTGGTTAATAGTTACAGCTGTTACATACGCTGATAGATCAACGCTGTTTAATGTAACTGAAACGCCATTGTTTAAGAATATGGCCATGATTACTCCTCGTCTTTTTCTTTAGTAGTTGCAGGTTTTGGTGCAGGTGTTTCTTGAATCTGGCCTATCTTTTTTAAGAAGGCTAAGTTTTCTGCGTCTGTGCTCATTTTAACTCCAGCTCGTTAGAATTGATACTGTGATCTGTGCCGTTAATAAATCTCCACTTGCCACACTAGCGATAGCTGGAGCGGAGACACTTGATATGTTTAGCACCAAAGATGATGCGTTTAACTTATTTACCACAGCTACAATAAAACTTTCAATACCGGCAAGGTTGCCTTGGTTATCTAAAGCTGGTGCTGCTATTAAAATGTTAAAGTTGGCTAAAGGTGCAATAGATGTTATGTCGTTATTAGACGGCACTAAATATGGATCACCAGGTAAAATTGATACACTGTTTGCAAGAAGCGTAGGACTTGGGTAAGCAAAGGTTGACCACACGCCAGGGTTAACTAGGTCTTGGGCTAGTGTGCTTCTAAGGGTGGTTATTGCGGCTGGCATTAGCCGACCAGTGAGTTAGGACTTGAATACGGCTGGATGAGGCCTCTCACACGATTTACGAGTTGGTACCCCATCCTGTAAGGACTTGCGGATACCCCATCCATGCCTACCCCACCAGTCTGGCTCACTTGACGTGCTTGCCAGATGTCTACAGCCACGATCATCGCAGCTTCTCTGATGGCAGGGGTCTCAGTGTAAGCCTGTGCTTTGTGCTCTGGGCCAAGGGCTCGGCCGTATGGTTTAACAAAATGGAATGGATCGTTTGCAGCTACTTTTGCGTATTGAATAATGCTGTAACCATTAGGGTATGAACTAAATGCGTATGTGCTCCAGAATCCTACGCCTATTGAGGCGGGCACTGTAGTACCGGGGAATGATCCGGTTAATGTGTATGTGCCGTTATATGTTGCGCCAGAATTACTAATCGTTACAGATTGACCAGTTACAAATATGCCTGGGTTGGCTAACACTACTGTCGCTACGTTGTTACTAATTGATGTGCCTACTACTGGGGCATCGTTATGCCAAAGATAACTAGAAATTAAATCTTCTGCCGATTGGCAACACTCTTCTACAATTGAATCAGAATACAAAGTGCCAATACCCAGATTTGAACGTAATTCTTCTTGGGTAACCATTACAGCGGCCATGTGATCCTCTCTAGAAAAGCTCCCTAGGGCTAGGGCTACTAAACCCTAGGGATTATTAAATTAACTAACTTATTAGGTTAGGTTGAAGCGGCGAACGCCACCAGCGACTAATACACCAACGGCCATGTAGCCATATAGTGCTGTCTCAATCTCGCCTGTTGCTGGCTGATTTACAGATAGTCGTAGAATTGGTGATTCGTAAATTGATACTGATGAAGGTACAACAATGAATGCTGACTCATCAATAGTAGTTGATACTGCGTTTGGATCTACGTAAAGGTCAAGACCTAATACGTTACCACGTAGTGATGTTGGTGCAGATACTCCTGCGTTGTTCATTGGATTAGCAGCATTGTAAATTGGGCGACCTGTTGTATCGGTTGCGCCAAGTAGTAGTGACCACTGTGATGTACCAGCGATGTACTTGGTTGCTAACTCACCTGTTGCAAGGTATGCAGCTGGTGCTTCTTTAGATACGTAGGAAATAATTCCTGCTGAATCTGCTGCTACTGCTGTAGCTTGTGTGCCGCCTGCTGTTAATGCTGCAATTACTGCTGCATCTGTTGCTTTGTTATAAGCACGTGTCATGTTATCAAGCATGGCTGCAAAGAACTCTGGTGAACTGCGCTCTAAGATTTCTAAGCTGTAGCGTTGTAGTCCTGCATACTTCTTAACAGTCAAGTTAACATATGAGGATACGATACCTGTCTCAGATGGTGCTGCTGCTTCTGCAGTCTCTGCCACTGTTCCAGATGTAGTGATCTTTGGTACTGAGATAGTCATGCCTGCAGCTGGTAGTGCACGTGATCCGATTGCATCTACTGCTGGGCGTGATCCAATAAGTGTATCTACTACTGTAGGTACAAATTGTGTTGGAGAAAATGCTGGGTTAGTTGTGAATGAATCGTCAGCTGCAGTTAAAAACTTTGCTACATCTGCTTCTGCTTTCATTACCCACTGGGCTGATTCGGTATTACCTAATTTTGCTTTGATGCTGTGTTCTAGCATGTGAGCTTGTGTTCTGATTGGTGAGCGAGGCTCTGTATAGAATGATGCACTGATTGTTGGGCGTGCAGCCTCTACTGGAGCAACCTCTACCACTGGCACTGCTGTTGGCTCGGTGGTGTTGTCCACTTGTGCCTCACTTTCCGTAGTTGGTTGGATTGTTGCATCCGCTTCGCCTTCGCTAGCGGCAACTTTAGTTACTTGTGCTTCTGTGAATGCTGGTGATTCAACCAGGCTTACTTCTTTAAGCATCGCCTTAGTTACATAAATATAATCTTTTTTCTGTGATGATTTAATTACATCCACGCCTACAGATAGGCCATCGATTAACTGCTCTGATGCAAGCATTAACGCATCTGATCCTTGCATGCTTGCGCTAATCTTAAAGCTAGCGTAGATACCATCTTCTGCCTCATTAAACTTTTGCATACGGCCAATAGGCTTATCGTTGCGGTGTTGCATTAACATCTTGATTTTGCCGGGATCGCCTACATCGATTGATCCTTTAGCAAACACAACTTTGCCGACACTGGTGTTACCAGGTACTTCAAAGGGCACAATTTTGCCAGCAATAACTCTGCGCTCACTGTCTGCGCTTTCTATCTGGCTACTGAACGTAAGTAACATCGCCGCTCTCATTTCCGTTAGGTGTTAGGTCTTCCATTTCTTTTGCTTGCTCTATATCTATAAGACCAAGTGTCAACATCTTCTCTAATGTCTCTAGTCTTGTTTTATCATCTGATCTTAAAAACGTTTCGCTGATATTAAATCTGACAGTATGGCCTGCAGCTGTAATATCGTTCATGCTTAGACGATCCTCAATAGCACAGATATAAGGCTGTAGAGAATAAGCAACAAACTCTTTACGGCCATCAATAATGTTTTGGTAAGTCATGCTGTTATTCATATCTGCAGAAATGTAATATGCCGGTACGTTCATGGCACGTGCGATCTGAGTAGCCAGGTATTGTGATGCTTCGTTATACATCATATCTTTAGGACTAAATCCGACAGTCTCGTAAGATAATGTGCTAGTTAAGTATGCAGTAGATCTTGATTGACGTGCTTGCTTCCAAGCTGCTAATAATCCTTGTACTTGTGCTTCTGGCAT